AGTTGCGGGAGAAGTGGCAGACCGAGCGGGGCCAGGTCTGGGAGGTCGGACGGCACCGGCTGATGTGCGGGGATTGTACAAGCCCGGAGGATGTGGCCGAAACCCTGAATGGAACGACTCCGCCTTTGATGGTGACTGACCCGCCTTATGGGGTCAACTATGACCCGGCGTGGCGTAACGAAGCCGCCGATAAGGGATTGATCTCTTACGGAGCGACCCGCGTGGGAGAGGTGAAGAACGACGACCGCTCCGATTGGCGGGAAGCCTTTTGTCTTCATCGAGGCGCGGTTGCTTACGTCTGGCATGATGCCCGCATGCCAGACGTAAGCAAGGACGGGCTGGAGGCGGCAGGCTTTGAAGTGCGGGCGCAAATAGTTTGGGCGAAATCTCATTTTGCCATCTCCCGAGGTCATTACAACGGGCAGCATGAGCCTTGCTGGTATGTCGTGAGGAAGGGAGCCGTGGCGTCTTGGGTAGGCGACCATTCCCAATCCACGCTGTGGGCGATTAACCACGACCACAATATTGAAGGCGGACATTCTACTCAAAAGCCTCTGGAATGCATGGCTCGACCAATCAGGAATCACGACGGCGATGTCTACGACCCCTTCCTCGGCTCTGGGACAACGATGGTCGCCGCCGAGCAACTGGGCCGCATCTGTTACGGGATGGAGATTGAGCCGAAGTATGTCGCGGTGACCCTGGAGCGGATGGCCGGCATGGGACTTGAGCCGAAATTGGTGGGTGGGTAGGTCGTGGCTTTACAAAACGGCAACAAGATAGTAGCGGAGCAAAGACGCCAACAGGTTATCCAGATGAAGATGGCCGGGGCGACCGAGCAAGCCATCGCCGACCAGCTTGGCGTGTCCAGGGCGCAGGTCTGGAACGATGTCAAAAGGCGGCTGGCCGAGGTACGCCGGGACGATAAGGAAGCCGTCCAGCAAGAATACAACCTCCAGCGGTCGAGGTATGAACGGCTCCTCCTCCGGTGGTGGAGTCAGGCAACCGGCCCCGATGACTCCCAGGCCGCGAGGGCCACAGGGATCGTCCTCGACATTCTCCGGCGCCTGGACACCATCGGCGGTCTGATACCGGAGAAGCCGTTGATCCAACTCCAACAACAGAACGTCATGGTAGGCGGCGTCACCTTCGCGGACTTACTCCGGGAAGCGATGGACGGCGCCGGCCAAGTAGTGGAGGGAGAACGTGTCGATTTGGGGACTGACCTGGCCGTGGAAAACTAAGAAAGGGCGGACGGTCGATAGTTACGACAAGATCGGACGGCTCCGGGTCTTGTGTATCGCTGGCGGGTCTCCCGTAACCGGCGAGATCGAAGTCCAGTATGGCAACACTGTCCGGCGTGTGGGCGATCATATAGAACGGCATCGGGATGGCACAAAGTCCCGGTGGACGCGGTGTCCGGAATGCGACTACAAGATACGAGTCACCGGGCCGAAAGCCAAGCCACGATTGACCGTCCACGGCGCGGATAAGAAAACGTGACAACGCCGACTCTGGCCGAGAAGCAACAGTTCATCTCTCAATGCAAGGCCGACCCGGCCTACTTCTGGAAGTGGACACTGGGGTCGGAGAGCGTTTACGACAAGCAGCTCCAGATGGCGAGGGCCGTCAGGGACCACAACCGGGTCGCGGTCGTCGGCGCCAACGGGACCGGCAAGGACTGGCAGTCGGCGCGGATCATGCTCTGGTGGATGGCGACCCGTTATCCCGCCATCTGCGTCGTCCTCGGCCCGACCCATCGCCAGGTCTCGGACATCGTGTGGAAGGAAGCCAGGTCGGCATACCTCACGGCAAGGATGCCGCTGGGCGGTCAGATGTACCGGACGGCCCGGTGGGAGTTGGACGACCGTCACTACGCGGTCGGATTCGCCACCGATAACGAGTACAACATCCAGGGCTTTCATAGCCCGAATCTCCTGGTCATCCTGACCGAGGCCCACAACATCGAGCAATCCCACATCGACGCCGTCAAGAGATTAAACCCGGCCCGGATGCTTCTCACGGGTAACGCCTTCGCCAGCTCCGGCGAGTTCTACGACGCCTTCCACGGCGGCTCCGACCTTTACCACACCATCGAGATTGCCGCATCCGACACGCCCAACATCCAATTGGGACGGGAGGTAATTCCTGGAATGGTCACCGCCCAACAGATCGAGGAGCGGCGCAAGGAATGGGGCGAGGACTCGGCGTTATATATCGCCAGCGTCCTGGGCCGGTTCCCGGACAACCTGGAGGACGCCATCGTCCCGCGGTCTCTCCTGATGGACGCGGTCGAGCGGCAACTGGAGCCGGTGGGCGAGGCCACGCTGGCCTGTGACGTTGCCAGATTCGGCGCGGACAAGACCGTGGTCTACCGCCGCCAGGGGAACGTCTGCCGCCTGGTCTGGAAGTCCCAAGGCCGGGACACTCAACAGGTCGCCGGACATCTCAAGATGATGGCCGAGGACGACCCGGACGTTACCGCGATAATCGTGGACGACACCGGCGTTGGCGGCGGCGTGACCGACCGGCTGAACGAGGAAGGGGTGGCTGGGGGACGAGTTAGGATCGTCCCGTTCAACGGCGGGGAGAAGGCGCGGAGGGCTGACCGGTACGTCAATGCCATCGCCGAGGCGTGGCTGGAGTTGGGCCAAGCCTTCCGGGACGGGACGATAGACATCGATGACAACCCGGCGGTTATCGCCCAACTTTCGGCGCGGCGGTACACCGTCCAGGGAGACCGGCGCATCAAGCTGGAGTCCAAGGACGACTTCAAGAAACGGTCAACGGGCGGAAGCCCCGACGATGCCGACGCTCTGGCTATGTGCTGGGCGGCTCAAGGGCCAGGAGTGGGGGTTTGGTAATGGAGGAGTCCATGACATCCGAGGGACCAAAGACTCCGGAACAATACTTCCAGATCGGTCGGGTATGGTTGGACGCGGCAGAGGATATGGCAGAGGGAAACCAAGACGCGGCCACTCTGGCGATCTTGGCGATGGCGTCCGCTCTCCTCGGCATCTGCGCCCAGTTCATCCAGGAGCAAGAGGACGCTTGACCAAGGAACTCCGGTGCAACCTTTGCGGGAAGCTCCTGGCCGAGAAGGCCGAGCGGGGGACGGTCATCATCTGCGCCCGATGCAAGACCCGGAACGAGGCGGAGTAATGGCGTTAACCGTCAAGACCAATGACTGGAAGGCTGGCCGGAGGTGGGCAAGGCGTAACGCCCTCGCGACTCCCGGCGTGACCTACACCCTCCTCCGGGACGGGCGGCTGTTATCCTACCGATACGAGGACGGGCTTATGTATTGCGTTGGTCCCACCAAACGGATGAAGCCCTACCATCCCAGAAGGTTGACGCAACCAGAACCCATGTGCTAGATTTATTCCCAGTGGCCTTATCCGGCAAGTGTCCGAGGCGAGTTTCGCCCGAAGCCGGTGGAGGTCACTTTTGCCGTTCTGGGACTTCCTCCGAAAGCAAGAACCGGGCGACGTAGCAGTCGCCGTCCCGCTCAATTATGACGTTGGACAGGCGACCTACCCGGACGCCAGCTTTGAATCTTTCGCCACCGAGGGATACGCCAAGTCCGAGATCGTCCACGCTTGCATCCGCGAGCTGGCGGTCAGCGCGGCCTCTCCCAGGTACTACGTCCAGGCTCCCGCCACCGGCGGCGGCTCCGTTGAAATCACCTCCGGCCTCCTTCACGACCTGACCTCCAAGCCCAACCCGACCTCCGACTGGTACAGTTTTATCGAGACCCTGGTCACATTTCTCAACGTGGCCGGGAATACCTACACCCTCAAGGAGCGCAACCGCTCCGGCAAGGTGTCCGCGCTTTACCACCTCCGACCGGACAGGGTGCGTATCATCGGCGGGGATCACGGCGCCGAGGGATATATCTACACGGTCGGCGGGAAAGATTATCCCATCCCGCGGGAGGACATCTGCCACCTCGCCCTCCCGAATCCCGGCGGCGACCTTTACGGCCTGAGTCCTCTGCAAGTCCTGGCCCGGAACGTCAACCTCGACTTGAATATGACCGACTTCGCCAAGACGTATTTCCAGAACGCTGGTGTCCCCAGTGGCTTATTGAAACTCAAGCGGCGCCTCAACACCCAGGAGGAAGCCTCGGTCATCCGGTCCCGTTGGCGGTCCCAGTTTGGTGGGCGGAATAATTTCCACCGCATCGCCATACTCGATGAAGACGCGGACTACGTCCCGATGGCAAACGCTCCGAAAGATATGGCCCTCCCGGAACTCCACAACCTGACCGAGTCCCGCATCTGCGCGGTCTTCGGCGTCCCGGCCATCCTGGTCGGGGCCAACGTAGGACTCCAACGCTCGACCTATTCCAACTACCGCGAGGCCCGGATGGCCTTTCACTCCGAGACCCTGGAGCCGATGGTTAGCAGAATCCTCCGGCATCTGAACCGGAACCTGTTTGACGATTATCCCGGCAACGAGACCCTGACCGTGGACTGGGCCGAGATGCGCTCCGGCCTGGACGACCGCGAGGCGATGACCTCCAGAGTCACCGGCTTATTCGCCGGCGGCATCCTGACGCTGAACGAGGCCAGGGAACAACTCGGCCTCCAGGCCGTCAGCGACGGCGCGATCCGGCGCATCCCCGCCGCCATCTTTGAAGTGGCCGAAGGAACACCGGCCCCGGTGGCCGTTGGCGCCGCTCCGGTGGAGGAGTCTTTGCCGGTCGGAACGCTCAAGGAATGGGACGACCTCCCGGCCTTGAAGGCGCCGAGGGTGGCGAG